GAACAGACCCGTGCTGTCGACCAATATTCCCGCGCGCTGGTGCAGACAAACCAGAAGCTGACAGACTCCTTCTCCCGGCAGGAGAAGATGAAGCAATCCCTGGAACAGGCTAAGGTTGAATATGAACGGATCAAGGGCGAGGTGAATGCCGCCGGTCAGGCTTATAACCGGCTGCGCTCCTCCCTGGGCGATACCGATTCTGCCACCATTGCCGCCAAGCAGAACCTGGAGCTTTATAAAGCGGAGAGCCTGGCTGCCCGGGATAAAGTAAAGCTGTTGGAAGGTCAGATCAAATCCAACACCAAAACCCTGCAAAACAACGCGGACGCGGTGTCCAAGGCTGCAACCAATCTCAACAATGCCAAGGCGGAGCTTAAGGCCACCGAGGCTGAGCTCATGAAGTTGACCCAGGAACTGTATCGTCAGCAGTCCGCCTGGACCAAAGCCGGGGATCACCTGACGGCCTTCGCCAAGAAGAGCGAAACGGTATCCAAGTCACTGGTATCCGCCGGTCGGGGCTTCTCCCGCGCGCTCACAACGCCCATCTTGGCCCTGGGGGCGACGGCGATCAAGTCATCCATTGACTTCGAGAGCGCCTTTACCTCAGTACGTAAGACCGTGGATGCAACGGAAGAAGAGTTCACCAATATCTCGAGCGCCATAAAACAGATGTCCACCCAGGTGGCCGCATCGGGTACGGATATTGCGGAGGTCGTCGCGGTCGCAGGTCAGATGGGCATCTCCAATGAGCACCTGATGACCTTCGCCAAGACCATGATTGATCTGGGCAACAGCACGGACATCGTTGCAAATGATGCTGCCCTGACCCTGGCCAAGTTCGCCAACATCGCGGACATGAACCAATCCGAGTTTCAAAACCTGGGCTCCACTCTGGTTGATTTGGGTAACAATTATGCGGCCACTGAGTCACAAATCCTTGAGATGTCTATGCGCCTTGCCGGTGCAGGGCACCAGGTGGGTCTGAGTGAAGCGCAGATCCTCGGCTTTGCTACAGCGCTTTCTGCTGTTGGTATAGAAGCGCAAATGGGTGGATCAGCCTTTTCAAAAGCGCTGACCAGGATGGAGGTCGCTTCAGAGACTGGCGGGCAGGCCTTGAAGGACTTTGCCATGGTTTCGGGCATGACCGCCCAGCAGTTCAAGCTGCTCTGGGACAGTAACCCTGCTGAAGCCTTCCAGGCTTTCATTGGTGGACTGGCGAAGATGGACGATGAAGGCGCTAGCGCTATCGCAACGTTGCAGGAGATAGGTATATCCGAGGTTCGCTTACGGGATACCTTAATGCGCGCGACCAACGCCACACAGTTGTTCCGGGACACTCAGGTGACCGCGAATAAAGCCTGGAAGGATAACAGCGCACTGACTGTAGAGGCCAACAAGCGCTATGCCACCACCCAGAGCCGGCTAATCAACCTTAAGAACACTGCACTGCTCTTCGCTCAGAAGGTGGGCGATGACATGAACCCTGCCTTGCAGAACATGATCACCCGCGCCAATGAGATGCTTACGGCCTTCCTGGCGATGGATGAAGGCCAACGCATGAACATCATCAAGTTCGCGGGCTTTGCGGCCGCTATTGGTCCTGCGCTCCTGATCCTGGGCAAGACCGTTGGAATGGTTGGCAAGCTGTCCGCAGGCCTCGGCAAGTTCTCCACCGGCATGGGCAAGTTCTCCGCCAGCGTGAAGATGGCAGGCGGCGGGCTGGGCGGCTTTGTGAAGACCATCAGCAGTTCAAAGCTGGCCATGGCCGCGCTCTCAGCAGCGATCATCTACGGCGCGGTGAAGCTGGCCGACTATGCCACGGGCGCCAAGAAGGCAAGGGAAGCCTTGCAGGGCATGCAGGCAACGGCAAACAGCTGGAAGGCTAATGCCGCTGACACCTTCTATGGGAAGGGCGGGCTCTCTTTCTTTGGCATGAGCGAAGAAGACTTCACCCGCGACAAGCAGAATGCGACGGAGTGGATGAACGGCCTGCTGGAGGTCTGGGCAGGCAGTAAGTACAAAAAACAGGCGATCGTGAAGGAGTGGACCGAGTCCTTCCAGGGGCTGACGGAGGAGACACGAAGCTCACTGAAGGGCATGCAACTGGAAGCAAAGGACGCCGGATACACTTCGCTCTCCGACCAGATGGAACAGGACATCAAGACCCTTGACGGACTGGATAAAGAGATCAGCTGGCTGCTCAAGCGGCGGCAGTCTGGAAAGTTCAGCGAAAAGGACAAGCTGCGTCTGCAAGAATTGGTGGACACCCGTGAAACCATCGAGATCAAATACAAGCTGACCGCGGCAGACGCGGAGGGCTTTGAAAGCATCCGGCAGAAAATCGATGCGGAAATAGCCCGCGCGCAGGCGAGGGGCAAAACCGACGCGGATGCTTCTGTGTATGAAGCGGCAGTGGTAGCTTCAGCCGAGGGCATGGCCGCCATGAATGCACAGTTGGATGCACAGTACGACAAGGAATACCAGCTCATCCAGCTCATGAAAAACGGCGCTGAACAGGAAGCCGCGTTAGCCGATCTGAACACCCGGTACATTGAAAACCGCAAACAAGCGGCACAGGAGTATGCAAACCTGCTGGCCGGGCTGATCCTGCCCGTGTGGAACCAACTTGAAATCCAGGAGGCGGGTACCGACATCGACACGCTAACCGAAAAGCTGCGGGCCTACAACCTGGCGCAATCCAACAACGACCAGCAGGGCATGGCCACCGCGCTGGATGAGATGAACAAGCTTACCGAGGGCATGGATGAAGGCGCCCTGACCGAATACCTGGGCATCCTGACCCAGATCCAATCTCTCCTTGATAGCGGAATGAGCCAGGAAGAGGTCAGCGCGCTGTTCCCGGAAATCGACTTTACCACCCAGATGGAGCAGATGGCGGCGCTCACACAATTTGTGACCGACCACCAGAGCACCCTGACTGGCCTAAGCGAAATGCTCTCTCTCTCCCTGCCCGAGGAAGTGTTCAAGATCGCCACCGACTTGGACATGACTGGCGCACAGGCGAGATGGGATACGTTTGCACAGAATCCCGGGGCTATTACCACAGATGCAGTGATTGACAGCTATTCTGAATCCGAAAACGCCATCATCCTTCAGCCCAAGGTGACTGCCTTTGTGGACAAGTACACCGAGGTGGCAGAAGGCGCCAGCAAAGCATCCCTCACGCCGCAAGGTCTGGTGGCCTATGTATCCAGCTATGCGGAAACCATCCTGGGAGCGGATGTCAGCGGGCTCACCCCCACAAACATCACCGCCATGGTGGCAGCGTATAAAGAACTGACAACCGGAGCGGACGTAAGCACCCTCACCCCGAATAAGATCACTGCCTACATCGCCAAATACCTGGAAAAGGAGAAGGTGGATACCACTGGCCTGACCCCTGCTGGACTGACCGCCTTTGTACTGGCTTATGAAGAAGCGACAGGCGGAGCAACAACCACAGCGCTCACCCCATGCGGTATTGCCGCGACGGTGACCAGTTACCTAGAGGCGGAGGGCATTGATGTCACTAATCTGTCCTCTCCCCAGATCGACGCCATCGTGCACGCTTATGCCGAGGCGACCAATGTTGACAAAACAGCACTTAAGGCGGAAGTGATTGCCCTCATCACGGCCTACCAGGATAAGGAGGGCGTTATTCGTCCTGCCTACATCCAGAGCCAAATCGCCATCACCGGCTATGACCTGACCGCCTACAACGCCTTTGTAGCGGCAAATCCGGTCACACTCAAGGGAGTGGTCCGTCTTTCAGAAAAGTATAAGAACCCATCTGACGTGCTCAATGACCCCAACGCGGCCTTCTGGGAAAATGGTAAAGAGATCCCGGTCAACCTCGTTCCGGCCAGCAGGATCAGCGCGGACACGCTCATGGCCTATGAAGAAGACGGCACTCTGCATGTCCTGATCACTCCCAAGGTGTCAGGTACCCCGGAAGCGGTCGCGGAAGCGGCCCAGGAAGTAACAACTCCCGGAGATTTCACCAGCGGCAAATGGGGCCATAGCACCATGGGCTTCGTGAAGATGCTCAATGTGCAGCTGCAAAACTACCTGAAAGCCAAGGGCGGGATCCTGGACTTTGACTGGTTTGGACTGGGCGCGAAAGGCGCGGTGAACCAGGAACTCGGCGACAAGATGAGCGGAGAAAACCTGGCAGGGCTTCAAACCTATGTAGCCGAGGTCGTCGCGGCCATCAAGGCGGGCGAAGGCGTCAGCGAAGAGGACATGGCCAACCTCCAGGCCATCCTGACCTTTGTTTCCAATCTTGAAACCGCCGAAGTCGGCGAGAACATCGTGGCTGGCATCAGCGGCGCCATGGCGCAGGTCGGCTGGTCCACGGATGCTGAAACCACGGCGGGGAATCTTGAGGCGGCGATCAACGCGGCGCTGGGAATCCAGTCCCCGAGCACGCGCATGGTCCCCGTTGGCCAAAATGTAGCCGCCGGCATCGGCCAGGGCTTGACAGCATATGACCTCGCCAGCGAAGTAAGTACCCTGGTGAATCGACTGCTTACCACGGCGGAGAGCCTATTAAGTCCCGGTCTGCTTTACCCCCAGGGCGTGTTGGCCATGGCGGGCTTAAGCGCGGGCATACGTGCGGGACAGTCAGGTGTCGTCAGGGCCATGGTGCAGGCAGCCCGTGCAGCGATCCTTGCGGCCAAGCGCGAACTGGATATCCGCTCTCCCTCCCGGGTGTTCCGGGATGAGGTAGGCCGGATGACCATGAAAGGTTGGGGCCAAGGTCTGCTGTTGGAAAGCCGGGCACAGGCGAAGGTCGTGGCCAACGCCGCCCGATATCTGACTGATGCGGCAAAGACGAGTTCCGTGGCCTACACGTCCAGTGATAATCGGAGAACCTACCACCAATCGAGCAACGTCACCCTCACCGGAAACACCTTCCAAGTGCGCGACGACAAGGACATCCAGGCGCTGGCGATTGAGATCGCATCCCTAACCAGACGTCAACACCAGGCACGCGGCCTGCGTAGAGCGTAAAGATTGACTTGCTAAATAAGACCGAACCCAATCAAGAATGCACTGGTGGGCTAACCCTTTTGCTCTTTCGCGTTGCCTCGCTCAGTCAGCGTAAATGCGGCTACGCCTTCATTACGCTTGCGCTTGCGTTTGGTCTCTACCGGTGTATTTACGCGCCAAATAGGCGCGTGAACTTCAGTCGAAACCAAAAGCCCCAAGGCGAGTGCCCCGGGGCTTGGTTCCAAAGAGATGGTTAATCAGGGATTCGTGGGAGTGGTGTCTGGGGTCGTCTGCTGCTGGCAGTTCGGGCAGGGGCAATTTTCCCAGCCCTGCCAGTTGCCCCTCATTCCGCCCATCATGCCGCGGCCACCCTGCATCATGCCGCCCATCCTGTCACGACCGCCCCTCATGCCGCCGCGGTTCCAGTTGCCGTTGTTGTCATCACCGAAAGCCCACGGGCCATAACCGGCATTCCCGGTGTTCTCCCCGACAAGGGCGGTGCGAAGGGCCGTCAGGAGCGCCTGGGCGTCAGCCTGTGTAATCTTGCCCAGCATAAGTTGCGCGCGCAGGATTTGGACCTGCTGGAAGGGCTGCGCCGACTTGAAGGTGTCGAGCACGCCGGTCTGCGTCAGGACGTCGCCCAGGGTGCTTCCGCCCTCCAGCTTGGTCGCGAGCAGCGTGTCAAGTTCCTCGGTGGTGAGTGCGGGCACGGTCGACTGCGCCGCCGGGGCCGTCTGGGCGGCCGAGGTCTCTGCAATCGCGCCGTAAATCAGGGTTAGAGCAAGCAGGCCCGCGAGGACCAGAATTAATGCCTTTTTCATGTTTCCCTCCATTTTGTTCGTCCGGGCGAGTTTCCCCTCTCCGGCACTTTGGATGATACCAAGCAATCGTGTCAAAAATGTGTTTTTTCGGTAAACAATGTGTAGCGGCGGAACGCGGCGCCCCGGCGCTAACCTAAACGAATGAAGGAATGCATTGATGGACCGAGGGATTTTCATGCTTCCGCTAAAGCAGGGAGAGAGGAAGTAGCAGCCGTCTACGCCAGCTGAAAGAGGCATGCGGGGCTGAATGTAACCGCCCACCGTGCGGGATGAAGTCAGCCTTTCAGCCCAATGATCAAGGGAATCTGTGAGGAGCCAAAGCAACAATGCAAACGACCATTGCAAAATGAAGAATGCGAAAAGATCCGTCGCCAGTTCTTGACACGCAGCATGCGCAGAGCGTAATAAACCTTAATATCAACAGACCTGAGTGATCACAAACCGCGCTCTTGCCAACCGGCAAGGGCTTTTTGATTGGAGTGATGCCTTTGAATGATTGGTTTGACTGGAAGGGCACACGCTGCACTGCCTACGGGATCCGCGTGGTGCAGCAGCCAGAAATCATCCGGCCACCGGAGCGCGCCACCTTCACCTCAGTGCCCGGACGGAGCGGTACCCTGACCACCCTGGAAGGTACGGACGTATACGACGATTTTCTCCTGACTGTGGAGTGTATCATCACAGATACCACGGAGCTCAGCATAATTCTCGCATGGCTCAAGGGAAGCGATAAGGTCACCTTCGCCAATCGACAAGGTGGTTTTTACTATGCCCGGATCGTGAACCAGATCTCCCTGGAACAGATCCTGCGCGGGAACACGCACCGGCGCTTCACCCTGACTTTCCGCTGCCAGCCTTTCTTTTATCTGATGGGTGTTTCCGACATCACGATCACAGAATCCGGGACTTATGTGAACAACCCGGGCGCTGTGTTTTCAGAGCCGAAACTGGCAGTCACCCTTACTGGGGACGCGCAGATATCTGTGAGCGCGACGAACTTTGAGCTTACTGGGCTGACCGGGATCGTTACAATCGACACAGCGCTAAAGGAAATCTACCAGGGCAGCACCTCATATAACAATAACATGGCAGGAGAATTTCCAGTGCTCCGCACCGGACAGAACGTCATTAGCTGGACGGGCGGCGTGACGCAAATCGTGATCACGCCCAATTGGCGGCAGTTGTGAATCCGTGGGTTTGCTCATCATCCAGCATGGTGATATGATAATATAGAAACATAGGTATAAGGGTTTATCTGGCCTATAGGAGATAATGATATGGACGTTAAAGAAGCCGTACTCAAAAGAAGAAGCATTCGGGAATTTAATGAAAAACCAATAACTGATGAGATGATTCGTGAATTACTGGAGAGCGCCATGGCAGCACCCAGCGCCTGCAATAAGCAACCCTGGGAGTTTTATGTGGTCAAGAATAAATCTTTACAGGAGCAACTGCGCTTTGTTTCACGCTATTCCAACATGAATTCGTCTCTGATAATCATCGTAGCCGGAAATGATCACCGATCTCTGGCTCATCGAGTCAATGATTTCTGGATTCAAGACTGCTCTGCAGCCATTGAGAATATGCTGCTGAGTGCAACCTCACTGGGAATTGCATCTTGCTGGTGCGGATTATTCCCATTAACTACACCAGTTAAGAAGGTGAAAGAAATACTCGGTTTGGAAGATCATATTATCCCAATGGCCCTAATACATCTTGGCTTCAGTGATGCGACTGCTGCGCCTAGAACGCAGTATGATGAAAAGCGTATCCATCTGTATGAGGAAACGGATAAAGCCTTGTAAAGAATAACAGCAAAACAAAGCCTTCAACGTCCATTCTACAATGGGCGTTTTTTCATACTCCAAGGAGGGGTTTTATTGATTAGCATTTTTCCTGCCAACGTGACGGATTTCAGCAAAAATGGTGAGTGTGTCCTTGAACCAACCTCCTGCCAGGTCAATGAGACCCTCAATGGCGAGTGGGAACTGCAGCTGACGCACCCCCTGGATGCCTGGAACAAATGGACCTGGCTGCAGGCTGGCAACATCATCAAGGCTCCTGTGCCCTCCTCCATGACCCCGCGTGTCAAACTGATGCAGGCAACCGAGGGAAAGAGCATCTATCGCATCAACACAAGCTACAGCCCGCTGAATCTTTGGGACAGGCCTTCGCGATATAGGAGCCTGGCTCAGTATAAGAAGGGGCTGGATGTTCAGGTCATCAGCACCGCGAACCCGGACTTCTATGAAGTGATCGCGCCGGACGGGAAGCGCGGCTGGATGGCAAGCGAGTACCTGCTCTTCCTGCGAACAGAGCTAACTAACGCTGTAGCTACCAGCCAGGTCGTTGAGCCACGCCAATTGCGGGACCAGCCTTTCCGCATCTATCGCGTCGTACCTGAGCTCACACAGGTCACGGCCTATGCCCGGCATATCTTCTACGACCTGCTCGACAACATGATCTACCAGTACAAGCCTGCGAATGGCACGGCAGGCAATATTGTTGCGGAAGGCATCATAGGCGCGTGCGAAACCGACCACCTCTTTAATGTCTTTTCAGACATCACCAAGGGTATGGACGGCATGGACATCCAGAATGCCAACCCGGTGGAAGCGCTGATGGGTGAGGGCGGGCTGATTGACCTGACCAGCAGTGAGCTGGCCCGGGACTGGTTTGACGTCTTTGCGATGACCCGTGTAGGTATCGACACTGACATCCAGATCCGGCAGGGGAAGAACCTGCTGGGCATCAGCTATGATGTGGATGATTCCAATGTTGTAACCCGCATCGTCCCTACCGGGGAGACAAAGGATGGGGAACTTCTGTACCTGGACCCGAAGTATGTTGACAGCCCGCATATCGGGGACTACTCCCGGCCACGCTGGATCCACCTGCCGGTGAGTGAAGCGAAGGTCGGTGACGACATGACGGTCGAACAGGCAAAAGCAAAACTCCTGCAGGCGGCTCAGGACGAGTTCGAAAAGGGATGCGACCTTCCGGACATCTCCATTGACGTCGACTTCCTCAACCTGGCAGACACAGAGGAGTACGCGCAGTACAAGCCCCTGACAGACATCTTCCTTGGTGACAGTGTGCGCGTGATCGTGCAAAAGCTCGGACTGGAAGTTGCCCTTAGGATGACCGAGTACAGCTATGACTGCCTGCTCAGGCGGTATATGAAAATGACCCTGGGCATGGCATCGGAGACAATAGCAGGGAGCATGATCTCCCCGCGCCAGCTCCCGACTGGCGGCATCAAGGGCATGAAGCTATCCATGGGCTCCGTTGGTACAGGGCAGCTGCAGGCGCTGTCTGTAGGTTCACTGCAAGTGAAGGCTGCTGCCATTGGCGCGGCACACATCCAGAATGCAGCGATTGATACGGCACATATCCAAGATGCGGCCATCACCAACGCCAAGATCGGCACTGCCGCCATTGACTCAGCAAACATCAAGGACGCGGCCATCACAAACGCCAAGATCGGCACTGCCGCCATTGACACCGCGAACATCAAGGACGCGTCCATCACCAACGCAAAAATTGGGCTGGCGGCCATTGACACCGCGAACATCAAAGACGCGGCCATCACCAACGCCAAGATCGGAACCGCGACCATCGGCACAGCGAACATCCAGGACGCCAGCATTGTTGCCGCCCATATTATTGACGGGTCCATTACCAATGCCAAGATCCACGATCTGAGCGCAGAGAAGATCACGGCGGGCACGCTGGACGCTGCCAGGATCGGCGCAGAATCCATCACCGGCAATCACATTTCAGGCGGGACCATCACCGGCAGCAAAATTGCCGGGCTGACGATCACCGGCGAGCACATTGCCGGCCAGACGATCACCGGCGAAAAGATAGCCGCTGGGACCATAACTGGCGAAAAGATCGCCGCAGGGACGATTGCCGGGACACATATTACTGCCGGCAGTTTAACGGGCAGCCTGATCGAAGCCGGCACCATCAACGGCGGTTTGATCTACGCCGGGGAAGTTGACGCCGACAAAATCAAGGCGGCCAGCATCGGGGCGGCCCAGATCAACGCCGGCCACATTGCCGCAAATTCCATCGAAACGGCTCACATCAAAGCGGGTCAGGTTATTGCCGACCATATTTTAGGCGGAACGATCACCTCCGACAAACTCTACTCCGGCGAGGTCGAAGCAAACAAAATAACCTCCCTTTATCTGTACGCGGGCGACGTGGAGGCCATGAAAATCCTGGCCGGGAACATCGGGGCCAGCCAGATTCAATCAAACCATATCATTTCCGGAGCGATCACGGGCCTTCATATTCAAGGGAACGTCATTGAGGGACGGCACATCATCGGCGAAACGATCACCGGAGACCATATCCTTGGCGAGACCATTACTGGGAACCACCTTGCTTCAGAAACGATCCAGGCGCATCACATTGAGGCCGGATCCATCGTCGCGGACAGGCTGTACACGGGCGAGCTGGAGTCCAGGAAGATCGGCGCGGAGCACATCAAGGCCGGGGGCATTACGGCGGACAACATCGCCGCGAACGCCATCGTGGCCGGAACGCCATCATTGCCGACGGCGCCATCACCAACGCGAAGATCGGCCTGGCGGCCATCAAGGAAGGCAACATCGACCTGCTGGCTGTCCTGTCAGCCCATATCGCGGACCTCGCGGTCACCAACGCGAAGATCGCCAACCTTGCCGTGGACGGGGTGAAGATCGCCTCGCTCGCGGTGGACACCGGGCACATCGCAAACGCCGCCATCAAGTCAGCACAGATCGACGACGCGGCTGTCGTGACGGCGAAGATCGCGGACGCGAACATCATCACCGCAAAAATCGCGGACGCGGCCATCACAAACGCCAAAATTGAAAACCTGGCGGTGGACTCCCTGAAACTGGCAGACCTCGCGGTCACCAACGCCAAGATCCAGGACGGCGCCATCACCAACGCGAAGATCGGCCTGGCGGCCATCAAGACGGCAAACATCGACGACGCGGCCATCACCGCCGCCAAGATCCAGGACGGCTCCATCGAACGGGCTAAAATTGGATTTGCAGCTGTGGGAACCGCCGAAATCGACGACGCGAGCATCACCGCCGCAAAAATCGGCGAGGCGCAGATCACCAACGCCCACATCAGCAGCGCAGGGATCGACTTCGCAAAGATCGCCAACGTCCTCATCGGAGAGGGCATGATCGGAAACGGCGTGATCGACACCGTCCACATCAAGGACGGCAGCATCACGGACGCCCTGATCGGGAACCTGTCTGCCGACAAAATCAACACCGGCACCCTGTCCGTTGAGAGACTGATATTCACAGGGTCAGAGAACTCGATCATCTACCAGCTCAACAACATCGGAGAGCTTGTCTCCGCAAACGTCAGCCGGCTGGAAGGGCACGTCCTGGAGGACGAGACGGTCCATGCCGACAAGATCATCGCCGGGACCATCTCCGCAAGGCACATCGGCGCTGACCAGATCAACGCGAACCATATCCTCGCCGGGTCCGTTACAGCCGGCAAGCTGGGCGTCGGCTCAGTACAGGCCGACAACATTGAAGCCGGCATCATCACGGTCAACCATCTCGCCTCCGGGTTTGGGCAGGCGCTTGACCTGTCAAGCAACACCAGCATCCAGCTGAGGGTATCCGAGGCGGTTGCTGGAAAGGCAGATAAGACGGAACTCGTCGGCCTTGCCAGCGAAAACTATGTCGGGTCAACCTTCTCGACCTTGTTTCAGGTGGAGAGAACCGGCATCACGACAGAAATTACTGAGGAAAGAAGCTTTGCCGAGGGCATCATAACGGCCCTTAACGAGTACAAGGCATCAGTCTCCACCTGGCAGCGGTTTGACATCAACGGCCTGACCATCGGAAAAGCCGGGTCCCCGTTTGAAATGTCGCTGGACAACACCGAGATGGCGTTCAAACAGGACGGACAGGTGATCGCCTCTTTCAGGAACAACATGCTGAAAATCGGATCGTCCCAACTCACCAATCAACTGGTCATCGGCAATGATGAAGAAGGCTATATGACGCTCGACGTATTTGACGGAGGGCTTGTCTGTACATGGGAAGCCCAGAGAGCAGCGTAAAGGAGGATCATCATGCCGATAAAAACCTATCCCATCGCCGACTTCAGCCAGGTGAGCAACTGGAATACCGCGTCGCACGACGGAACGGACCGATATTACTATCAATCGCCCACCACCGATACCGACTACAAGACCATTGACCTGAGCGATATCCCCGCCGGCTCCGTCATCAACAGTGCCTACATCGAGGCCACGTTCGGCTCCCCCAATACCGGCATCGCCATGGCGCACACCGCGTTCAAACTTGGAGAAGGCGCCTACACAACAGGCTCTGCCTGGGACGACACGGTCAACCCGAGAACAGAGCCCATACCGGTCAATCGTCTTGCCCCCGGTGAAATCACCACTATCCAATTCCAGTTCCGGGCAAACGGGTCCCTGGTCAATCTGGGGGCCCAGTCCGGATCCCTGGCCTATGCCGATATCACAGTGTACGTCGACTATACCGAACCGTACAGCAAATGCACTCCGCCGACGACAGTCGCGGTGTCCCCGGTCAGCACGGGCAAGAGCAAGAATGCTTCCCTGTCCTGGAGCGGGGCCGCCGGAGGCACCAACAACGCCCTCAACGGCTACGACGTCTACCGCAGCACCTCCCCGACCAGCGGGTTCACCCTGCTCAGCTCCCCCTCCGCCAGTCCCATCAGCGTGGAATCCCCCGCCACAAACGGGGGGAAGTTCTATTACAAGGTGGTGGCAAAAGGCGCGGCGGGCGCAATCTACTACAGCGACCTGTCCAGCGCCTACGCGACGCTGGAGTCCATCTGGTCGGACGCCACAGCCCCCAACAGCATAACCGGCCCCACCAACGTTGTGCCGGGGTCCGTGCAAACCCTCTCATTAAGCGGCGCGGCCGCCGGTGTCAACAACCCCATCACAAAATATCAGGTGTTCCGCAGCGACGACAACTACGCCGCGGCGATCGCGGAGACCACCGGAACATCGGTGCCCGTGACCGCCCACGCGGTCAACGGCAGCTCCTATACTTACAAGGTCAAGGCCGTGGCCGAGCAGAACAGCATTCTGTCCACGGCAAGCAATACGATGAAGAGCCTGGTGGGGGACATCACCCCACCCTCTTCCATCGCCTTTGACGCCAACAACCTGGCGCCCGGCGGACAAACAGCCCTCCGGTGGAGCGGCCAGGCCGGCGGGGTCAACAATGCCATTGTCAGCTATGACGTGGAGAAGTCAACCGACGGATCCACCTGGGTGTTTGTGGCCAATACCACCAACTCCGCCTACTCCCCGGCCGTGGCTAGCAACACAAACAACGCCACGGTGTACTACCGCGTCAAGATCATCGGTGAACGGGCCAATGCCTATTCCAGCGCCATCGGATTGGTCACCACCGTCACAAAGCCCGCCGCCCCGACCAGCATCTCCCTAAATGACAGCAACTTGCCTGTCGGCTGGCTTACAGACAAAACACTGAGCTGGAGCGGCGCGGCTGCCGGCGTCAACAACGCCATCTACGGGTACTGTGTGATGGTGTCGGTCAACGGCGGCGCATTGGTACAGTACGGGTCGGACGTAATCACAGCGAATACCTACGGTTCCATGCCCGTCACCTCCCTTGCTGCGAACGGCACGCAGAAGTTCTACGTCCACACCATCGGCGCGACCTCTGTGACGGCGGAGCAGCTCTCCGCCCAGTCATCGGCAATTGACACCTTGACGACCGCGGTCACGAACCCGACAGCCCCAACGGCCTCCATCCCGACAAACGTCGCGCCCGGAAGCACGCAGAGCCTGTCCTGGTCCGGGGCTCAAAATGGAACCAACAACCCCATCGTCACCTACAAGATCTATGAAAAGATCGGCGCAGGCGCGTGGGCCTACAAGGCGTCCGACGGAACGTCGCCCTATACGGTCACCGCCCCCGCCGCCAATGGCGAAACAAAGTCCTACTACGTCGTGGCCAGCGGCGAAAACGGGGACAGCGTTGCCTCGAACACCGTCGTGATGACCACCACGGTGTCCAAACCCAACGCCCCGACGGCCGTGTCCCTGTCGGCAGTGAGCAACCTTGCGCCGGACGCTGACGTCACGCTCAGCTGGAGCGGGGCATCCGACGGCACGTACAACAACCCGGTCAACGGCTACCGCATCATGCGGTCTGTTGACGGCGGAGTCTACGCGCAGCTTGGCGCAGACCTTCCAAAGACTACGACCTCTCTGGTCGTGAAAACCAAGAACGGGAACGGCACGCACGCCTTCCGGGTCATTGCCCTGGGAACAAACCTCGGCATCCATTCGGACCTGTCGTCCCAGATCGCATCCGCGGCAACCGTTGTCAGCACGCCGTCTGCCCCGTCCATTGTTGAAGTCGTCAACGGCGGAGGGGTCCCTCCGATGGCTGTGCGCGTCCTTCAGTGGAGCGGCGCTGCAGCAGGCGCCTACAACAACCCGATCAAGGGTTACCAGGTCTATCGATCCACCGACGGGATATCCTACTCGGCTTTCGGGAGCCCGATCCTGACGACCAACACCTATTACTCCATGAACGTCGAGGCCCAGAGTGCCGACGGGGCGAGCTACTACTACAAAGTGGTGACCCTTGGCAACACGCTGAGCATCAACTCCTCCACGTCCTCCGCAAACAGCATCCTGACGACAGAGAAATTGCCCTCGACCGGGACGCTGGATAAAACCTCTGTCACGGCCACCGGGTCCGAGTCCGTCAGCGTCGCCCTGTCCCCTCAGCTGCCCGCGTACACTCACAAGGTGACCTGGTATATCCCCAACACCGCCTATACAAGCGGGGAATGGGTCAAGGCCGCCGGGGTGCTATCCGACGCCTATGCCATCCCGCAAAGCTGGATCCTGGCGACCACAAAAACGACAACCAGCGTGACGGCCAAGTGCAAGGTGGAGACGTTTGACGGCGCCGTCAGTCTCGGGGTCCATGAGTATTCCTTCACGGTCAACGTACCGACCAAGTCAACCTTCGCGCTCGGCGGGGTTCCGCTGACGGCAAGCGGGTCCGAATCGGCAACGGCAACGATCGCCGCCAAATACGCCGGATACAAGCATACGGTTCTCTGGTCAACCACTGGATACTCGCAGGCGCACAACGTCGCGGCCGGCACACCCACCCAGGCCTACGCCATTCCAAAGGCCTGGTGCAACTCCGTACCCAACGCGACCGCCTTCACCGTTACCGTGAAGGTAACGACCATCAAGGTGACCGCTGACGGCGACCTCAGCCTCGGTGATGAGATCATCACGTTTACGGCCAATGTGCCAAGCGATATCGTCCCGACCATCAGCTCCTTTACACCGGAAGGCGTCAGCCTAAACTGGGGCTTGTATGTGCAGACGAAGTCAGGCGTCAAATGGACACCGGTCGCGGCGGGGGCCTATTCGAGCAGCATTGTCTCATACAAGATCACCAACGCGCACCTCAACAGCGGCGTCATCGCCTACTCGGCCGGAGCCAACTGGACCAGCGGGGCGCTCAATTACCCAGGCGTCCAGACGTTCACGCTGGAGGTCACGGACAGCCGCGGACGGAAGGCGACGCTCAGCGGAGACATCGCGGTCACCGCGTACAGTCCGCCGTCCATCGCGTCCGCTATATTTGTGCGATCCGACTCAGCCGGGGTGATCAACCGAGCCGCAGGAACCTATATCAACCTGGCGGCGGCCTTCTCCTTCTCCAACATCGGCACGAACGCGATCACGGCAAAGGTCTATTACAAAGAGGTCGGAACGGTCACTTGGCTCCCGGCCGGCGGAACAGCGGTCACGCTCAGCGGCACGGCGCCCAACATGCTGGGGTCGGCAACCTACGGCGCCGGAGCGATTGCGATCGCGAAACTCTACGATGTCAAGGTCACCCTGACCGACGCGTACAGCACCGTTGAGGCGGCGAACATTATCCCAACCGTCGCCCGGGTGTTTGACGTCCGGCAGGACCGGGCCGCGTTCGGCGGCATCGCGACCATCGGCAGCGCCTTTCAGGTCCCCGTCGGCTGGACAATGTACGCCCAAGGCAACAAAGAAGTCTTCCATGACGGGCGTATAGTCCCGATAGCCAACGGAGGCACAGGCGCGGCAGACGCTGCAGCAGCAAGAACAAACCTTGGCATTACCCTTGCCAATCTCGGCCTGACCGCATCCGCGGCGGAACTGAACAAACTGGATGGGGCAACGCCGACCGTAATGGAGATCAACTTCCTGGACGGGGTCACAAGCGCCATTCAGACCCAGTTGAACGGAAAAGCGGCTAACGGCCATGCGCATGCCTGGGCAGACATCACCAGCGGGGTGCCCACCTCGTTCACACCATCCGCCCACATCCACGGAAACATCACCAATGACGGAAAAATAGGAGCCGCGGCCTTACTGCCCGTCATAACCGGAACCGGGGGGATCCTCCAGGCCGGGTCATTCGGCACAGCCGCAGGCACATTCTGTCAGGGAAACGACGCCAGGCTGTCTGACGCAAGGCCCGCCTCGGACGTGTCCGCATGGGCGAAAGCGGCAAACAAGCCGAGCTATGGCTACACCGAAGTGGGCGCGGCCGCGGCATCCCATGGGAGCCATGTTCCGACACTCCAAACCGCAAGCAATACTATATTCCTGCGCAACGACAACACGTGGCAAACGGTGACCCCAGCGAACATCGGCGCTGCGGCGGCAAGCCACGGCAACCATGTGCCGACGGTAGGGGCGGCCAACAATGCCATCCTCCTGCGAAACGACAACACATGGCATACGGTCACGCCGGCCGACATCGGCGCACTGGCAGTGGCAGCAAAAGCCGCGGACAGCAGCAAGTTGAATGGTGTCGCGGAGGCGGAAGCCGCTACGGTCAGCACCATCGTCAAGAGAAACGCAAGCGGATATATCTACGCGGCGGCTTTCAACTCAACTCTTGGCGACACGGCAGTGGCGGCGACCCATTACTACACAGAAACCGGCTCTGACGGATGGTTAAGACCCAAAACCCTTGCCAATGTCAAGGCCGAACTTGTGACAAGAGCGGCAGTCGAAGCGGTGCTGACCGGCGCAATTATCACCCATAACCACGCCAGCATCACGGGCACACTCCCCATTGCCAACGGCGGAACAGGGGCGGCCACAGCTGCTGCCGCGTTGATTGCCCTCGGTCTGTCCGCCACTGCGGCGGAGCTGAACAAACTGGACGGGGCAACGCCGACCGTAACGGAGATCAACTTCCTTGCCGGGGTCACAAGCGCCATCCAAACCCAGTTGAACGCTAAACAAAAGACCATTACCTCGGGCACAGCCGCCCCATCAGGCGGGTCAAGCGGCGACATTTACATTCAGTATACGTGAGGAAATAGCATGCCAAAAATAAATGTGGGCGGAGTATGGAAAACGGCTGCCAATTGGATAAATGTGGGCGGGGTGTGGAAACAGGGACTTACTTTTGAGAATGTGGGCGGGGTGTGGAAAGGGGAATACAAAACCCTTGGCTCACTTGTCTACGGTGATAAGGTATATATTCAAATCAACACCACCTATCATCCTTTCCTTGTCATTGGAAAAGGGAATCACGGAACTGGTATGACCACCCTGTTGCTCAAGGATTATGCTGGATATACCACTTATGGCAAATACAATACTGTCGGGGCGGCGCAATATGAGGGCGGGGCGTTAGATGTCGCCATGAATACCACTTTTTATGGCAAAATTGCGGTAGTGCATCAAGCCCTTTTGCAGACCCCCAATATCAGCGTGTACACCACCGCGGGTAGTTATTACACGATTGCCAGAAAAGTCTTCGCGCTTTCAGAGGCAGAAACTGGATGCACGGTTGCCGCCTATGCCGAGGGCACAAGATGTCTGTACTTCGATGCGGCGGCCGATGGTGCCAATGCGAAAAGAAACAGTTTTTATGACGCAGGAACGGCGAAGTCGTGGTGGACAAGAACGTGGCTTTCTACGTCAAGTGCAAGGCAAGTCAACACATCCGGCTACTTAGGGTCGCAATCCCAAACCGGGTCAACGAGTATGCATCGTGCCGCGATTGTCATTGCTGATTCACAACGGATCTCGGAAACCCCGGATGGCAGCGGGGTCTATTCACTTGTTGCATAAGGGGGAGGAAACATGGTCATCGTAGCGGGCGATGCTCGTATCAAGGTTGAGGGCGTCGCGGGCGAGAACAGGTACCTGAATAACGTGTCACGCCCCGCGTTGAAGGTGAGGTTCAGCAATAACCTGTCCGACGCCGAACTCAAGGCACTTCTGGAAAACGACTGGACGCTCATCAACGACGACACCGGCACGGACGTGGTACTCAGCACCCAGTCCGGTTACACAATCCTTGAGTCTCATGAGGTTGTCTTCCTCAAGATCGGGGAAATCGAACAGGAGAACACCCGGCTGAAAAGCGAAGTTGACGCTGTGGCGGCCTTTATTCCAGCCCTGCTCAAAGGTAAAAGCGACGACTCTCTTGTGGCCTTGATCCAGTATATCCCCGAATGGACTCAGGGTAAGTATGGCATCGGCGACGTACGCAAAAACAAAGCCGGATACCCGATGACTTGCGTGCAGGCGCATGACAGCCTTGTCAACCCAACGCACGACATTGGCGTCGCCTCTCTTTGGGCGCCCTATCATGCCAAGAGCACCGCGTTCGCCTTGCCGTGGATAGCGCCGACCGGGGCGCACGACATGTACAAGGCCAATGAGTGTATGGTGTACACGGATGGCAAAACCTACCAGTGTCTGTCTGATACCGCATACTCACCGATCGAGTACGCACAGGCGTGGAAAGTCGTTGGATGAATAAAACAAAAAAGATAAAGGAGAAAAACAATGGAACAGGAATACACATTCAAAGTCACAGCGAAAGAAGCTGATCTAATTCTGGAGGCACTGATTGAATTGCCTTTTAAAAGGGTTGCGGACCTCTTCTTCAAACTACGCCAGCAGGCTCAGACAACCCAGGAGGCATTAGCCATCAAGGAGGAGAGTCACGAATGAGATATGTTTTCTCGTTTGATGCTTCAGAAGCTCAGCTGATTATCGATTCGCTCGTCAAGCTGCCCTACTACCAGGTGAGCGCCTTGCTGGCTAACATCCATGAGCAGGTTCGGAATCAACCGAAGGAACCTGCTCTAAACACGGTACCCGAGCGATCAATACTTGATCAACCCCTAAAGAGGAGCGATGACATGTGACGAGAGCAGAAAAACTCATTCAATGGGCGAGAACCGAACTGGGCTCGCCCTATATTTTTGGCGCGGCGGGACAGGTCTGTACCCCAGCCTACCGTCAGCAGGTGATGCGGAGCAAGCCGGAGTATGCCGAGGCTATCCAGAAGAATTGCCCTGTGCTGTCGGGTCGGCAAACGTCCTGTTCAGGGTGCAAGTATGAGGGTCGCAAAGCCTATGACTGCCGGGGACTGACGCGCGAAGGGCTCAGGGCTGTGACCGGCCAGCCCCTCCTTGGCGCGGGGGCAACCAGCCAATGGAACGACACGGACAACTGGGAGATCAAAGGATCCATTCAAGCCATGCCGGAGAAGCCCTGCATTGTCTTTGTGCAAAAAGGCAACACCATGAGCCATACCGGCATCTACGTAGTCGGAGGCTCTGTCATCCACGCCAGCGGACACAGCAGCGGTGTGATCGACAGCCCCATGCCGCGCAACTGGACCCACTACGCGATTCCAATCGGGCTGTATAAGGAAGGAGAGATTCCCATGGCGGATATGTATTTGATTCGCAGGGGTGACAAAGGAGAGAGGGTAAAAGCGCTGCAGGAGAGCTTGATGAAACTTGGCTATCCGCTTCCGCGCTTTGGTACTGATGGCGATTATGGTACCGAAACCGAGGAAGCGGTGAAGAAATTTCAGAAGGATCAGGACCTCCCTGAAGACGCGGTATGGGACAGTGACTGCCAGGCGGCATTGAACGCGGCACTTGAACCCACTGAAGCTCCGCAGGTTGAACTGCCCATTGCCTCTTTGGACCGTCTCATTGAACTGCTGATGATACACCGTGCAGGCCTTGACCAGGCACTGGAGGAACTGATGGACGCCCGTGATTTGACTGCCTAGACAAAAGGAGCTTGGCATATGGAGCAAATGACTCTCGATACGATTCTCAAGGTCAGCGCCGCTCTTACAGGCGCCATCATCGGCTGGATGGCGGTCCTCAGGCCGCTGTTGGATAAGCGTAAGGCGAAGAAGACGGAAAAACAGCGCGCCCATGAAGCGACCGTGAAGACGGACCAGGCATATAGGCAGAGCGTACTGGACAAGCTGGACTCACTGGATGATCGAATCCAATTCATAGACAGAAGCATTGCAGATCTGCAGCGTGACAACATCGAGCGCGCCTACTGCATGTTCAAGATGGAGCACGGCTATTGCACCAGCGGCATGAAGGAGGCAATTGCTGATATGTATGAATCCTATAAAGCCCGGGGATACAACCACATCGCGGAATCCCGCATCAAAGAACTGCTGGCTTTGCCAGAATACCCCCACAATTGAGAGGAGATAACACAATGAATAAATACCTGATCGCATTCCTGTTGACCCTGGTGGCCTTGATGCTCGTCACTCTCACCCACGCATTGGCCGAAGTGGTTGACATTTTACCGGCATCCCCCGGCATCGACCTGACGCCGCTGTTCCAGGCGTTCATCGGGTTTCTTGCCGCCCTGGTCACCTACAAGCTGATCCCCTGGATCCAGGCGCGGACGACCGCCCAGCAACAGGAACTGCTCCGTGCCGCCGTGTCTGTGGCGGTGTATGCCGCGGAACAGCTGTACGGCGCGGGTGCAGGTAAGGAGAAACTGATGTATGTCAAAGGACAGCTGGCCAAGAAGGGATACCGGATTGACATTGATGAGATAGAAGCCGCGGTAAGGGAATTGACCATGATTGGCGAGTAAAAAAGAACAGCGCTTGGTTATGTAGACTGAATAACTGATTATGAACACCTCCAGTTCGGATGTTTGTCCGGCTGGAGGCTTTTTTATTGGATTCGATGTTTCTATTGGTTGCTTTTGATTCAAAGGCACAGAATGGCGTCGCGCTAAACTGTTTTCTTCAGGACAATGGAATATTTTCATGTTCTCCTTGATATTTATATAAAACTGTACTATACAAATATTAATGGATTTATTGGATTCTTTTAGGGAGGATAATAGTTATGCCGCGTGGAGTAAAAGGATCAGTGAAAGCAGTGACACTAAAAAAAGCAATTGTTGACAAGAAAGAAAATGCACCGGCAAAGAAAGCGCGAAAGGCGTATCCTACTGCTGATGAACGCATTCTTTTGAATGATAAGAAGATTGACCGCCTGATAAATATCATTGATTCACGCAGGAAATTGATTCAGAAGGCAGAGGCAGATCTGAACACCCGTATAGACGCACTGGGAAAGAACACTGAATTGCTGCTAAAGGCATTAAGCAGGAAGGACCAACTCCTCACTGCCAAGGGAAATACAAGCATTGAGACCGTGCCGGAGACAGGCACTCCCACTAAAAAAGTGAAACCTAAAAAAGAATCAGCGCCGAAAATGACACCCGAAGAGTTGAAAGCCTTTCGAATTGAATTAATGGCAAAGGCACGCGCTGCGCGGAAAGTTAAAATGGGGATTGATTCTTAA